GAAGACATCCGAGCCAGCATTGGAGAACGAGGCCAGATATTCCTGCTTGAAGGCAAAGCTGGACAGGGTTTTCTTAGCCGACTCGATCTCGGCAGGGTCGATCAGCGGGTTGTCCTTGGTCGTGAAGTGCCAAGACTTCCAGTCAGAATCCGTGCCATCCTGACCAAGTTTCCACAGGTCATGGAACCAGTTACGGCCCTTTGGGGTGCCAATAAAGATCGCTTTGCCCTTTTTATCCGACAAAGATGCGCGGATAACCTGTTCCCAGGCTTGTGGCTTGATGTCGGCCACCTCGTCCAGCACGGCGAAGGTAAGAGACACACCACGCAGCGTATCAGGGCGATCTGCGCCACGGACGTAGATCCTGGCCCCGTTGATCAGGGTAATGTCCAGGTTGTTGACGTTTGAGGTCTGGATGATCTCGCGGCCAAGATCGAGCAGCAAGTCCCAGACAATCTGGCGCGACTGTCCCATAGTGGGACTGACGTACAGCACGGCAGAGCCAGGAGGGCAACGTAAACCCTCAATGATTAGCATGGTAGCTGCCAGCCTGGACTTCCCACACCTACGGCCAGCAGCAATCACTTTGAAGCGGGTAGGGTCTGCGTAGACCTCTTGCTGCCAGGGAAGTAGTGAGAAGTTCAGGTCACTCATATTTGGGTTCTACGTCCTCAGCCTCGATGGTTTCACCAACCTGTACACCGATGCCAGAGATGGTGATGTTGACAGCACTACGCTGTGCGCTGGTCTTCTCAAACAGGCTGACAGGCAATGCCCTTTCCATGCACATCTTGAGCGCGACCATCTGTTGAGGATGATCGTCATTCATGGCAATGTCAATCACTTTCTTGACGACAGCCTCGCCCTTAGACTCAACCAGCATCTTCTTCAACTCTTTGAGTCGCTGGTACTCAGTCTTTGGCAAAACAGCAGGAGGTCGATATCCCATGCCAAGATTGTATAGCAAACTATCGTATTCCCCAATAGGGTAAACCATGATACAGTCAAAGCACACGGGGGCATGACCCACCCCTCTATGCGGTTGAGCCGACCAAGTAGGATAAACGTGACGAACTGGGTGAGTTTTTAGTAGCCCCCTGCCAATGTCGTGAGACACCGCAGGCTAGGTGAACGGGGCAAGCGACTCAGGTGCCACCAAGGCATAGTCTAGATAAACGAGAGGCTCCCTTGAAAAAGGACACACCCTCTACGGGTCCCTGTTCTTTCTTCTCCCCCAATCAGCACAATCCACTTTTTTTCGCCAGCAGGATCACGATGTTGGCAAAGGTCAAATCCACTTTTTCGGAATGGTGGAGGCACCCACAAATTTCTCACACCGAAGCTGACCCTCCCCCCCCCTATCAACCTGTCGCACAAATACAACACAGGGTTTACCCTAATGTGGCGTAAATACAACAGTGGCGTAAATACAACACAGGGTTAACCCTTATGCGGAGGATGCATAGGGTTATGCAAATTTTGCATGGGGTCGAGGGGGACGGATGGTGCTTTTCCTGGGGACTTAGCCTTGCTTGCCCTTGCTGGTGTTTCACGTGAAACATTCCCACAGAAGCTGGCCTTGATGGGGTTGATCGAGACCCAGAGCGACAGGCACTCATTGAACCCTACAGTCAGGTCGCCATCACCAGCAGCCAGTAGGATTTCCCGCTGCTCGTCGGTCAGGATGCGGGTGAAGTTGACGGTATCGTGACGGCACGGTCTAGCCATTAGTCCCCACTAACTTGGTTGATTGTTCAGGCTGCTGATTCTAAGGGTTTCCCCTAGGTGCTTATTAGGGTTTGTCCCTATTCCCTGGCGTATAGGTAGCTATACAATACCTTCATGCCGCAGCAATTCGCAAGCGGTCTTTTAAGGAAAAATCGACATGAAAAAACTACACGTTAAAACCGCCGATGGATGGAAGCCAGTTTTCTGTGCCAACAATGGCCGGATTGTCACTTGCGAGGATAGCCCCCGCAAAGCACTCCCATCTAATCCTATATGGGCAGAAGATGACCTAGATCACTTTCAGAGCCGTTTTGCAAACAATGAATTTAGTCTTTTTGAAATAGCTACAACCTAAAGTTACGAATTCGGGTAATAGCCGATTCTGTAATTCTGTAATCAATCCCGTGCCCTTCGGGGCGCTCATTCCATCAGGGTCTTTTAAGGAAACATCATGGACACAAAATCTAAAAACCAGCTGCCCAAAATAACAGAGATAGAGGAAAAAACCGCACAAATCTGGCTTTCGCTGGGTTCAATTTTAATAACAGATATTGGATCGGAAAACACTTATTACTCCGATGAATTCGGCAATAGATTTTTTTGCAAGAATTACCCGCGATAACCTACCCTGTAGCATCAACTGGGTGCTATGGGGTGCGCTGTTGCACTTATGCCCTTCGGGGTCTTTTTGGAGCATTTAGCATGAAAAATCCGCGTTATATCCCTTCCGGTTATACCCTTTACGCCAAAGATGAGCGCTTCGGGTTCGAGGTTTACGCCAGCACAAGCCCGCGCATCGTTGCAATGGCCTTCGGCGGTAAGCGCTCTAAACCTGATTGGCACTACCGATTTCAAGACTTGACCCGTCTTGATGCCAAGATCGCCGAAACCCTGGCGGGCTTGATGTCTTGGGAAGATCGCAAGGCCAAGCACAAGGCCCAGCGCAGCGCGCCCCATGATGTCAAGGTCGGGGACGTTTTCCGCTGTTCCTGGGGGTACGATCAGACCAACATCGATTTTTACGAGGTTACTGCCGTTTTTGGTCAGATGGTGGAAATCCGTGAGATTGGACAAGATCGTCAGGAAACCGAGTTCATGCAGGGTAAATGCGTACCCTTGCTGGGCAGCTATAGAAGCGAGGCCATGCGTAAAAAGGTCAGCATGGGATCAGGTGAGCCCTCGATACGCATTTACTCTTTCGCAAGCGCATACCGCATGAAACCTGTGGCAAAGATCGCCGAAAAGCCACTTTTTGAGTCGTCACACTGGACGGCCTATGCATAAAGTGTTGATCTGAAATCCATCTGAAATCCATCTGAAATCCATCTGAAATCCATCTGAAATCCATCTGAAATCCATCTGGAGAAATCATGTCACATCGAATCATTCTCGGAATCGTCTACCTGCTGGCAATTGCCGTGCTTTTCGCTGATCTGCTCGTCTGGAGGGCTTGATTATGCGAACCATTCAGCACACCTACTCTGCTGGCTCAGGCATCGAGCTTGACTGTGAGCTTGAGTATGACCCGGGCGAACCCGCAAACCCTGACCCTGAATCAGCGACATGCGGCCCAGCTTGGCCAGCAGTAGCCTACCTAATGTCAGCCAAGGTGCACGGGCTGGATATCCTGCCGGTGCTTGATCCAACCATCATCGAACAAATTGAGGCCTCCATATGCTCTATGCTGGACTAGCCCTGCTGCTTAGGATCATCCTAGGCAAGCGGTAAGAATGGCCCTTCGGGGCCGTTTTTGTTGATAGGCTGTTTACAAGTTTGCTGTGTAGGGTATCTTGAGCTTTTCCTGCTGTTGACCCGGGAACAATTCCTCAGCCATCACCATGCGCCCGTTTACTTCATAGGAAACGCGCCCGTACTTGTTTTTCCGCACACGGTCAACCCTGCCGATAAATGGCTCACCAGTGACAGGGTACACGGCGGTTATCTGCCCAGGCTTTAGGTATTGATGCTTCCAATTTGCTACATGGTTCATGGCAGTTCTTCCTTCACCAGTACATCAACCCCAGGCGCGGATGAGTAGACCTTAGTCACATGGAGGCTAACAATCTGCCCGTCGTCCAGGTAAACGATCCCGTTTAGGCCATCAAGCACAGATTTCGCCAGGTTATCTATGTCTGGTTTCTTGGTTGGCCTCTCCAAGCCCCTTAAACAGGCCTCCAAGCGCTTTTTAGGGTATGACTTAGGGATAGGTAGCCTGAAGTAAAGATAGACCGCCAGAGGCGTTTCTAGCACTTCAGTTGGCCCCATTGCCTGTTTTGCTGTTTCCTGGACTATGGTTTCGTAGTCGCTGGTTTTCTTCGGGGTGTAGGTTCTGACAAAACCTCCGACCTTGCTGAACTTGGGCCTGCCCTTTGGCACTGGTGTGCCTTCGATGGTGAAATGCATCATGTAGGTCATTTCTTACGCTCCTCGTTCATCAGTCGGCGCAACTCAATCGCAGCGTCTAAACCGCGCTTACGTTCAATAGCCTCGATGATCCCAGCCCACCAGATCCGGGCCTGCTCTGCCCCGTCCGTCCTGGCCTTGCGTTTGTACCTCTCCAGCCATTCCCTCGCTTCCGTACGCTTCATGTGCATCAAGATCTCCGGTGAGCTGTAGGGCGAAGTCCACAATACGGGACGGGTATACGACACCTTCGCGTACCCGGTCGAGGATTTTTTGCGCTTGCTCATGTGTCATTT